CAATTTTTCCACACCCATTATGAGATTTGGGTGTGTTTTGGGTTCGTGTTTTTTATATGCTCAATATATTACACAGGGTGTCCCGCTTTGCATACACTGGCTCGTTTAGCCTTGTCACTTAATGGTGGACAAAATAAATATCCTAGGCAAGTCCGGCGTCTGAGTTTCTCGGTTGGCATACTACCTAGAGGAAGGTAGTTACGCCCAATCACTACTCGATTGGTGACGAAAACTTCTAGTTTGGTGTCGAAAGACCGTATATAGGCCTGATGCTGCGGTGTCAAACATATATACCGCGGGGACTTTAGTGGACGGAGCGCGTTACAAAAGATGAGCCGAGTGAGTAGTGGCCTTTCTCCATCTCCCATACCGTGACCCTGGTTTGGGATTAAGATAAATGAGGTTAACAAGAATATTAACAAGAAACAGAGCAAGCAGATTGCTGAGTTGCAGAAGAATTTTTCTAGCTTGAAAGCGTTGGCGAGTATGCCAAAGAAGGCTAGAAGAAAGGTTGCTAAAACTTCGCGTGTAGCCACAGGAGGACGGCACCCATTGCATCCTCAGATTACGGCTTTAGTCAACCCTTTTGTGACGTCACCTGGTGTGGCACAGCATTTGATTGATGCTATGCCATCTCAGAAGTACACCGTTAGGTCACGTACTTCAGTGTCAGTCGCGTCTGCTGGGTCTATACTGGGATTGATATCCCCTTATTGTTGGAATGATTCCCCTAATTACCCCTCTGGTATAGTGTACGCTGGTGCTACCGCTACTATGGAAGCTTCTTTAGTCAGGATGTTTAACGACCCCACTGCTGGGTCACTAGTGTCCCCTGCAGGTATAACCACTACTGATTTGTTCCCCGTTCGCCCTTGGGCATCCGGGACCGGTAGAACAGCCAGGTTGGTGTCTTATGGTTTGCGTGTTCGCTACACTGGCACTGCATTGAATGCAAATGGTACTTTTAAATTGTTGGCCACCCCCCACGGTGAGGTCGATATGACTGGTTTTAATGCCACTACTTACAATGGTATTATCGGTAATATCAATTCCAATCATCAAACCCAGATGAAGTCCATTTATGATCGTGCTGTGTACACTTTTAATTTCATCGGAAATGATGAATGGTCTCAGGCGGGAACTGGTGCTGATCAGGATGAAGACGTGGATGTGGCCGTAGTTGGGCAAGCAAGTTCGGTCAAGCGTATGTCAGAGCCCGGTGCATTCTTTTATTACTTGAATAATGCTAGTAGTGCAGTGCAATTTGAAATTGAATTGATAGAGAATTGGGAAGTTAGGGGTTCTTCAGTGGCTCCATTTTATACTGATTCTCATTCTGCTCCTGAATTGCACCATGAGATTATGAACACTATTAGCACTGCGCACATGAAGGCTGGCGCTTCAGGTGAGTCGTTTTCCAAAGTTGTTGGTACAGTCGCCAAAGCTTCAAAGTCACCTCTTGGAAAGGCGGTTCTAGCCGCCGCCTTAGCGTAACTTTCTTTGGTTGATCATTGTTTAGCTGCATGGCACTTTTTGTGCAGGTGTGTTTGTGCATGTGGCTATAACAATGAAGCTCCTCCATTACCCTAGCCTTAAATAAAAGTCGACCTCTAGACTTTAAATTGAGAAGGACCAGGTGCTGATAAGGCATTCAGATCTGGTTACAGAAGTACTGATATTAAAGGGGTGACGACCCTTTGGAAAGTAGTGACACACTCGGTTGGTTTTGCCAGCCAACCGAGTTCACCCCCCGACGGCAGACAGGTTTAATATAAATTGAGTTTCTTAATGAATTAATGTATGTGTAAATAAATTAGAAAATAACAAATATTATGTGTAGTGTTATATATATACTAGTGAACAAGATGGAGACACCACGATAAAAACGATTAATAAATTTTATTCACACAAGATGGCACAGCCACGTTAAACGCAATTTTATAAATAGTTAGCACCCCCCCCCCTACAATGTACCCAAGAAACGAGGAAAACAGAAGATCTTTGTGTTGGGATCCACTCGGTAGGAGCATGGATAGACAAGGTGAGAACCGCTACTCCGAAGACGTAATCGTACCTAGGCCCGTAAAGGGAAGCCAACCAGGATGTTTAGGAGATATGTTGCAACCGGTACTAGCAGAGCCCGAGTTTGGTATTGCACGTCCCAGTAGGGGAGCAAATCCGCAGAGTGATCTACAGGCTCTCCGGTCAGAAGGTAGTTTAGCCCGTGACACGGTTAAGCGAGAGCTGCTAATGCCTGTTCCCCCCATTTGTTTAGTTCTGGACATGGGCAGGAACCTTAAAGAAGCGACAGACAATAGTCTACCTCTAGACTTAAAATTGAGAAGACCTTTTATTCAGGATCTTCGTCTGGGTGACGATGACTTCCCTGATGAGGGTAGCGACGGCATTTTGAGAGATTACAGGCCTGTGCATAATTTCTCTCAACTTAATGGCTTCAACGGGGAAGTGACTGGTTTGGACGATATGGCTGAGATCAACGCTGAGCATAAGAGGCAGCGTAGAGAGGCAGAAACTCGGCTACATTCGAAACCAATAGTCAACGAGGCCAATCCGGAGCGAGCGCGATGGCGGATAGCGCAGCGAGAGCGAAATAAGCTGAAGGAAGAGCAACAGGCCGAGGCTAGCAAGGTTATTCTTGCTGCCGATGCTTTTCCACCGTTAGACGCACCTCAGGGAGGTGCGCCAAGTCAAGGGACTGATGAGGGAGTGGAGGCACCAGTTATTATGAAAGGCTGTTTAACCTTTCTTCTGGGTAAGTCCGACCATTACATCGTCCCAGGAGCTACTTTTAGAGTATCTCCGACCTTGCCAGAAGATTGTGACGCGTTAAATCCCGGTGAATTTAAGCCACTCATTTTGAATAACGATAGAGTAACCTATAACTGTAAAGGGAAGAACCCAGTTGTAGTGCCATCTGTTGTGGTGGAGAAAGAGTTACCCGCTTTTCAGTATAAGGCTTTGGATGGTACTATAATACATAAGGATAAATCCCTTCATTCATTATTTTTACCACTATACCGTTTGCTGCAGAGTTTTTGGCAGAATCCAACTTATTCTTTGTCTATTGATACAGCGTTGCGCAATTACGTCACTAAGGCCTTGGCCGAGTGTAGTATGGGTTTAGAACCCAGCGCTTACTTTGAGTTAGAAGGAATTTTTGGGGAGACAGCCGATTATTACTTGTTGCGGTTGATAGCTAAATCACAATCTATATCCTTGGATGGTAATATTACGCCTATGCGCAACCCTCATCATATTTACAAGACCGCTTGGTATAGTAATTATGAGGTACGACAGGTGGATACTTATTTAAAGATGAATGTTAAGCCTCGTCATTTGCCACGAGTGAATGGGGACTTAACTTTTAATTTACGACCCAATATTACTGTGTCTAATCCCAAGAGATGGGAGAGTCCATGGGTTATACCATCGGACTCAGGACACTCTTTCTTCGAGACAGCCTTAAATTGGTCTTACACCCCACCAACTTACTTAAGTGATCAAGAGTTGACTAAGCAATATGTTAGTGTGGGTATGGATTTAATACCAGGTTGTTGGGATCATTCAGATGTGTCAGACACTTTGTCTTTGTTAGACGCAGTACAGAAGAGGTTGTTTTCGGCAAGGGATGGAGAGAAGGAATTATGGACTAACCAACAGCGTTGGTTGGCTGACTTAGCAGATGTTTACGGGCCTGTGCCTGAACATGTTCGGAAGTTATTGAATTATAAGTTGGAGAGTCGATATGATAGATACTATTACGTCGAGGATCCTTACTGGGGGAAGTGTAATCTAGTACAACACAAACCAAAGGGTTTAGAAATAAAAACTATGTGTTTGGGAGATGTTTATACAACTTCAGTGCGGCCTGAGTCGCCAATATTGGATTTTATTGATCAATTCAAATACGACACATCTTTGAGTGCCTTCGGGGCCACTAAAGATTATATGAACACGTTAGCTCACAATCTGTGGGATGGGGCTTTTTCGATATATGCAGCTGGTTACTCCAGTTTTATAAATCGATACACGTACGCCCAGATGCCTGGACCCAAACGTCAAGAGCGAACACGCACCTTAGATGGTATTATGTATGAGCCTAAGACAGGTGTGTGTCAGCCCATATTAGCTTTGAAAGCCGAGTTGGACAAATTGAATTTCGAGAAAGCTTCTCGAGTATTTATGTCTTACGGTCCAAAGTCATCTTTTTTAGCACCTGATTTGATCAGCATTGTAAAGAAACGTTTATCTGGGCGGTTGACGCGTACTTATACGCTAAAGAACAAAACCAAGATAACCGTAGATTGTTATACCTTTACTACTCCACGCACGTCAGACATTGAGCATTTATTTAAGGAAATGATCAATATAGATAAGACACCCAATACCATTGTATTTGGATGTTTTTCGGATGATAGTGTTATAGCCTGGAATTTGCCTCAAGGTATGGGTTATGCCAATGTTGATATTTCAAGTTGCGATTCTTCCAACGGTCCGTTGATTTTCGAGCTTGTGTATAGGTTTTTATCTCAATTAGACGAGGAGTCTGCTTACTGTTATTTGTTGCAATGTAAGCAAAAGATTCGTTGTGAAAACCCACAAAATCGCGATCAACATATTTTTATAAATTTCCCGACATGCTTCGAGGGGTCAGGAACAGCTTTAACAACTTTACTCAATACCATTGCTTCAGCCTTGATATGCGCTGGTATTATTGAGGTGTTGATGGATAATCCAGATTTGGATATGGATAGCTGTATTCGACAAGGAGCAGCACTGGTTGGTCACAAGGTCACTGTAGATCATTGCAAGAAAGATGGGCAGTATTGCGTCGAGCGCTTGCAGTTTTTGAAGTTTTCTCCTATTAGAACCACCATTGGAACCTACGTGCCTTCCCGAAATATTGGGTGTATAGTGCGAGGTTTAGGGAAAATAGTGGGCGATCTGACCCCTCAGCAGATAGGTATGACCAGTACTTCCTTGGAGTGGAAGTTGTTGTCAGCTCATGAGAAGTTCGATCGTTACATAACATCAATCATCACCGGATATAAAAACGAAGCCTCCCACCCTTTGCTGGATGGTTTAAGAGCACGTTTTCCTACAAAAATACCACACTCTATAAAGTTCACCCAAACATTGGAGGCGGACGGAGATTACTCCTCCCTGACTTTAGATGAGACCAGTTTGCTCATGCGATATGACGTCGATATCGAAACTTTGAGACAAGCTCGGGCTGTCTGCTCTGAATTGAGATTAGGCAGTGTCGTACATTACCCTTTATTCTACGAGGCCATGGTGCTTGACTACGGTATGGACCGTCGTCGAGCGTCGCCATTGGAAGCCACGTATGATTCTATGGGCGTGGGATTCCGGACAGACACTGGACCTTTGGGATTGTAACCCCTCCTCTTAAAATAGTCTTGGGATGACTATAAACTCAACCTAGTTTGGGCCGCTAAGTTAAACGCAGTAGTAACTACAGGCACC